TTTTCTCGGAACCCTTGCAATCATGAGATTAACTGGCGAGGGACCCACTTTTGACGCCAACACAGAATGTTCAATAGCGTACCATCACACACGATTTCACGTTCCCACAGATGTAAATCAGATGTACGCTGGCGACGACATGGTGCAGGATGCGCCCGCCATCGAGAAAGCGTCGTTTGCCATGATCCGCAATAGGCTGAGCCTCACATCAAAAACTGTGCTCAGGAAACAAACTCCAGGGGATTTCGCGTCCTTTTGCGGATGGAGACTTACGCCACTTGGGTTGATCAAAGACCCACTCAAATTACATGCCGGATTGCTCCTAGCGGCGAAAACTGCTCGCTACAAGGAAACGGCTGTGGCATACGCACTGGACACCAGCTTTGCGTATCGCCATGGTGACGCTCTGCACCAAGTACTTACACCCAAAGAGTCAGAGTATCACCAAGCAACCGTCAGGATGCTAACACTCAGTGGCCATGGACACATTATGGCCACTGGAGTGGTAACGTAGAAGGGTTAAGTCTCCACTCGGTTATGAAGATGGAAATAGTGACCGAGTTACTTCAGAAAGCAGGTTTCCAACGCACCTCGCACCCAATTTCAACACCCTTAGTTGTGCACGCTGTTGCTGGCGCCGGTAAGACCACGTTGCTGAAAGCATTACTTGCTGCTGGTCTTAACGTCTGCTCGCCGGCTCTGCCCACTGGTAACACACTCCTAGGTGCGCGCGTGAGCAGAGTTCCCACAGGGGAGGACTTTGCTGTAGACGAGTATCTCAAGTTTGAGACGCTCCCCGCCTGCCAAGTGGTCCTCGCTGACCCTTGCCAATATCCATCCCCCGCCCTAACCGCTCACTACGTGAGTTACTACACCCACCGGTTAGGGAAAGCCACTACTACATTGATCCAACGTTACCTGCCCATTCCAATCCAGTCCAGCAAGGAGGACGTTGTTGAGATTCACGACTTGTTTGTGGGTGAACCAGAAGGCCAGATAATTTCAATCCAGGAGGACATTCGTGACCTTGCAATTGCGCACGGACTTTCACCCCTTCGCGTCTGCGAGGCTCAGGGCAAAGAGTTCCCCATCGTTACTGTCCTCTCATCACAGCAGCTAACTGAGGTGCCGGCACATCAGCTCTACATTGCCCTATCTCGCCACTCCAAGAAGCTGATTTTGCTATGCCGCTGAGTCAACCTCCCAACCACCAGCTCACTCTACAACTGGGTATCATAGCTTTAGCTCTGATCGCCACGCTTTACGCGCTCACGCGCAACACAGACCAGTTTGTGGGTGACCGTGACCACTCCCTACCATTCGGTGGTTGGTACTCTGACCGAAACAAGCAAGTGTTTTACAACGGACCAGGGCGCCGACACGACTTCAAGCTCCCCGCTGCTATACTGGCCATCGCCATACCTCTTTACTTGACGTTGAGAGGAAGGCGCTGCCCCTGCACTTGTACAGTCTGCACTAGCAGGGGTTAAGTCTCCCTTTCCTTTGAAGAGATGACGACGACCCAAACTAATAATAGTAGTAGCTCTATTTTCTCAGCGCCGACTTTCGAGCAGCTGAAACTCGTTAAGTATGAGTCTGAGACGAGCTCAGTGGCCACTAAGCAGGAGCTCGAGCAAATTGCCCTTCTTTGGGTATCGATGGGGATAAGCAAGGACCGTGTCTCAAACACGGCATGGGACTTGGCCCGCCACTGTGCTGATGTACAAGCCGCTAAGTCGTCTGACTTGGTGGGCACTTCACCTGGCACGGCCATTCCCCGGAGCATGTTAGCTGCCGCCGTTCGCCAAACGACTACACTCAGGCGCTTCTGCTCTTACTTTGCCAAGGTGGTATGGAATCAATTAATACTCACTAACACACCACCGGCCTCTTGGGCGGCCATGGGGTACCAGGACGACACAAAATTCGCGGCCTTCGATTTCTTCGATGCCGTACTGTCACCTGCGGCACTGGACCCTGTAGGTGGCCTGGTTAGACAGCCTACCGAAAAAGAAATACAGGCTCACCAGGTCAACAAGTATGTCGCTATCACGCGGGCTAATCAGACACGCGGCAACTTACTGTCCACCATGGCTGAGGTCACTCGAGGTAAACACGGCTACCTCCCGACCATTACCATGGAGCCCC